ATTGCTAACCAGTTTCGTTTAGACGACCCTGAAGCAGGCGTGTTAGATAATACTGAATATGTTTTAGATGGCAACCTGCTCGGTGTGGACATTACTGAGTTTTGTCAAAACATTTCTATTACTCGTGGCAGACAAGATCAGTTCGCACAATTTGGTGCAGGTCAATGTTCAATCACTCTGCTAAACAACGACAGAAGATTTGACCCAATCAACACAGCCTCGCCTTATTACGATGCTACGGCTGGTCGTTCAGGTGTTGTGCCTCGCAGAAAAGTTACAGTGCAATCAGGTAGCAACTATCTTTTCACAGGGCGTATAACCGACATTGATGTTCAATACAATTACAACTTAAGCACCGTTGAGATTACTTCGGCTGATGATTTTGTTTTGTTAGCGAACACAGTTGTTGAAGCAGACACCACACCATCGGTAGAGTTATCGGGCGCACGAGTTGATTTTCTTTTAGATTTACCTGAGATCGCCTACCCTGCTGCAACTAGAGATATTGCTACAGGTTTAACAACGCTAGGTGCGTTTCAAATTGATGCAAACACAAACGCCTTAACATATCTGCAACAGATCGCCACAAGTGAACAGGGTGCTTGTTTTATCTCTGCTGATGGCAAACTCACTTTCACTGATCGCCTCGCAGCAACCTTCGCAACTATCTCAGCAGTGTTCGCTGATGATGGCACAAACATTCCTTACACAGCGTTATCGGTTGTTTATGGGCAAGAGTTTCTGTATAACAGGGTTCAAGCAACAGTTCAAGGTGGTGTTGTTCAGCCTGCTGATGATGCTGCCTCGCAAACCGAGTTCGGTGTCTCTACTTTGGCGTTAACCGATTTGTTGCTTGCAGATAACACTGCTGCACTAACTTTGGCGAACTATCTGTTGGGCTTGTATAAGAATCCGCAGTACCGTTTTGATGATCTAGGTTTGGTGGTTTCTGCGATGTCGGCTGGCAATAGGAACACGATTAACGCTTTAGAGTTGCAAGACACAGTTTCTATTAAGCGCACTTTCACTACTGGTTCGCCTGCTTCGGTTACAGATTTTTATGCGGTAGAAAGATTGAATCATCAGATCACAGCAGGCGAACATCGTGTTTCTATAGGACTATTCAACGCTGAAATCTTGTATCAACTAATTCTTGACGATGCCGTGTTTGGCACGCTTGATGGCGACAACGCCCTTGCTTAGTGTACAATAACCGAAATGGCACGCCAAACATTTACAGCAGCGCAAATCCTGACCGCTGCACAGATGAACACGCTTCAGGACAGCGTATGGTCAGATGATGTAAACACGCAAACAGGAACTTCGTACACACTTGTTTTAACGGATTCAGGCAAACAAGTTACGATGAGCAACGCTTCAGCAAGCACGCTCACAATCCCACCAAACGCCTCTGTAGCGTTCGCTGTTGGTGTTCGCATACAAGTTATTCAGTTGGGTGCAGGCGCAGTAACTTTGACTGCTGGCGCAGGCGTGACAGTTAATTCGCTTTCCACTTCGCTTATTCTTGGTCAGTATCAGGTGGCGACTTTGATTAAGCAGGCAACTAATACTTGGATTGCTAATCTTGGTGGTTCGGGTGGTGCTGCTGACAGTGATCAAGGTATTTTGGCTAGTCAAATATTCGGATAACAAAAGGAAATTATGGCATCAACATTTAGCAAACAACTTCTTTCAGGTAGCACTAACGGTAAAGCGATCAAGGTTGCTGCGACTGCTACGGCTGGCACAACGATTCATACAGCAGTTTCGGGCACTAGCGACATTGACGAAATTTGGTTGTATGCGGTAAACAGTTCTGCTTCGGCAGTGAAATTAACTTTAGAGTGGGGCGAGGCTACTGCACCTGATGGCAACATTGAATTATCTATTGCTGCTGAGTCGGGGCTTGTTTTGGTTTGCGCTGGTTTGTTGTTGCAGAACTCGCTTGTTGTTAAAGCGTTCGCTGGTACTGCCAATGTGATCTTGTTACACGGATACGCAAACAGAATTACTGTTTAGGGTCAGAGATGTCTAGGTTCGGTTCTCGCACTAGAGTTTCAACATATCTGAGTGACTGGATGCCGTCAGGTGATACGAGTCGTCAGAGTGTTGCAGGTTATGTCGCTGGCGGTCAAACACCTAGTTACATAAATCGTATAGATAAGTTTGCTTTTCCAAATGACACTAAAAGTACCTTGAGCGCAACTTTGACGCAGAACATAGCGTTCTCTGCTGGCTTTGCGAACAGTGGCGTTGCTGGTTACTCGGCTGGAGGTGATGACCCATCGGTGAATACGATCAGCAAGATTTCGTTTCCTGCTGACACGAGGACTACTTTGGTTGCAACAACATCATCAATCATTTACTCGGCAACTGGTTTTGCTAACTCAGGTGTTGCAGGATATATTTCAGGCGGATTTGACAATGCTGGTGGCGTAGCAGTTGATAGGACAGATAAAATAACTTTTCCTGCTGACACAAAAACAATTATTAGTGCAGTTTTAACAACTGTTGTTCGTGAACCTGCTGGATTCTCTGATACTAGTGTTGCAGGTTATATTGCTGGCGGTCTTAGCGGTGCAACCTTATTTAGTCGTATAGACAAAATAACTTTTCCTGCTGACACCAAAAGTACCTTGAGCGCAACATTGACGACAGCAGCAGATTTTATTTGTGGCTTTTCAAATTATGGTGTTGCTGGCTATACCGCAGGTGGCGAAGATAGTGGTGGATTTTTGAGCCGATTAGATAAAATTGCTTTTCCTTCTGACACCAAAAGTACCTTGAGTGCAACATTGACGAGCGTTGTCGGTAAGTCTCCAGCAGGTTTTTCTGATAATGGTGTTGCTGGTTATGTTGCTGGTGGTGTTACTACTGGTCCGACTCGTTTAGATCGTGTAGATAAGATTGCTTTTCCTGCTGATACTAAATCTACTTTGTCGGCAGTTCTTACTGCTGCGACACAAAATATTAATTGTGGTTTTGCTGATTGTGGGGTTCTCTGATGCGTGAAGATATCCAACTCTCTTTCATTGAATGTCAAATGCCACGAACCCCATACCAACTGGAACGCTTCGTGGTTGGGCAACACGACACACCAGAAATGCAATTCGTTCAAGTGTGCCGAGAACTAGAGGCGTTGTACTACACGATCAAAGAAGTCGGTATGGCGAACAAGAAAACTGAACTAGAGATAGCGAAACTTCGTGCAACAGGTGACGAGATTGATTCAATAGATGCTGACATTAAAGAACTAGGTTTAGAACGAACACGACTTGTCGCTATCGGCGCACGCCGTGAACTTGATGAGTTAATCAAAATGTATGACCAGATGCCTCACTTCACACGCCAACAGATAGATGAGTCGCAACCTGATTATTGGCAGGCACGACTTGGCAGGCAAGCCAATTTGCAGATGATGGCTGGCGGTGCAGGTTGGGCGCACCTAGAAGCATTAGATCAGATTGGTGTTCTTCAACCTATGATTCAAGCGCAACAAGAAAAAGCAAAGGAACTATTATGAAATATGCACAGTGGACAATTTGCCGACCTGAGGGTTCTACTCCTGAGCCTTTGATTCGTAGTCGTGGCGGTCAAGCATCGGGTGGTTTTATGAAAGATTCTGAAACAGTTGTTGGCTATGTTTGGTCTGATTGTGATCTGACAGGTTTAGATAAATGGAACTTTTCTACAATGACAAACACGCAGGCGATGACGATTGCAAAGGGTTTGAATCCTGAGTGTTTCTTTTGTGATGATGGCACGATTCAAGCACCACAAGTTGCGGTATAAATGTTGCCTGATTAGCGGTATTGTACCCCTAAATGAGGACGAACAGTAGTGTCTGATGCGTACTTATAACATTGTTTAACGCCATTATCGTTACACTAGTATTCCGAAAATGGAACAGAAATGAAACGATTTAGTCGCTGGCTTGTTCCGCTTCCTGCTGTGTTGTTCAGTTTCTATCCTTTGACAGCGCACGCCGAACCTGTAGCAGGGTTGAACGCTGTTGGTTACAAGATCACTTCTGCACCACCAAACAAATCTGATCTTCAATATGTTTCTTGCGGTAGTGAAACAGAGAACAACATCAACCGAAACTTTGACGGCGAACCATTTCAACAATGTGGCGCAGATTGGTTTATGGTTCACTACACAGGGTTTATTACAATCCCTGAGAATCAAACAATAAGTTTTAAGGTTGCTGCTGATGATGGTGGCACAGTCAAGATCGGTGAAACAGAATTCGGCACTTGGAACAATAAAGGTTGCTCGTGGTCTGCTGAAACTTCAACAGTGTTTGTTGGCAACAGTTATTTGCTTGATGGCTGGTTTTATGAAGGAGGCGGTTTAACTTGTTTTATGTTGGCTTGGAATATCAATGATCAGGGCTGGCAGATTGTTCCCGATAGTGCGTTTACGAGTTCAGCCATCGCCACAACAACCACAACACTAGAAGTATCCACAACCACGACATCGCTTGGAACAACATCTACATCAACCCTTCCTGCAGAAACTTCCACAACAACATCAACAACTCAACTAGCAACAACCACAACGACTGCCACCACAACCACAACTGTTCTAATACCTTCACAGACAACTACGACTTCAGTTTCACCTGTAACAACTTCACCCACACCCACACCGATAACGCAACTAGAACCTCAGCCCATAGCCATCGCCCCGATGCCTGAGATAGAAACAACAACCAAAACTTTACCAGCGACAACAGTTCGCCTAGAAACCACCACATCAGTTGAAACATTTGTTACTTCTTCACTGATGCCCGAAACCACCACAACAAGAGCCACATTAGAAACCATAAAGACCACGACCAGCCTGCCACTACCCACAAGATCAACGACAACAACAAAAGCATCAGATCAGCCTACAGAACCAGTAAAGCCTTCAACGACTTCGCCAGCAGACGCTCTAGGAAGCGTTTTAAGCCCTGTTTCGGTCGCTACCCTACCTGTACCACCCTCACTAATTACGCCTTCAACAGAATTGAAACTGACAGTTATGAACAACAACAAAGACGCAGCACCGCAACCGATTGATCAAAAAGTGTTTGTTGATGTAATAAAAGTGTTGAGCGTGGCAACCCCTGAACAGATTGTGGCAATCGTTAGTGAGGTTGTGCAATCAGATTTAAGCCAAACGCAAGCACTTGAATTGGCAACTGCACCTGCTGTTCTTCAAGCGATCACCGAGACACAAGCAGAACAGGTCTTTGAAAATATTGTGCCTGAACTTTTAACAGATCAGGAAGCAGAACAATTCATTTTGGCTGTTCAAGATGCGCCAACAAAAGTGAAGAAAGCGTTTGAAAAAACTTTAGATATTTTTGGTTCACAATTTGAAAACTATGTTGCTGTTGGTTCTAGTATCCCTGTGTCACAACGGCGCAGCCTTGTTGCTGTTGGTAGTCTGATGACAATGTTGC